GTGTGATCGTCTATCCAGGAGGATTCGAATGTCCACTAGAGTTCGTAGTCGAGGTTCACTCGCTCCTGTGAGTTATCGTTGGCAAACGACATTCACAGGTGTGCAAAACGACGGAATCGTGAACCAACATATTTCTCGTTATGAAGAAATTCATGAGGAGAATTACGTTGGTCGCGGTTTTAACGCCGTTTCGCACTACAAACTCTTGGTAAGTCCCGGTGTCTTACCAACGTGGCGCTTCAACGATGGCCCTTTTGGTCAACAGAACTTTAGAGTTCCGTTGGACAAGCAGGTCATCGATGTAGACCCGGTTCGGGTTCGAACCCTCTTTCCGTGGTACGCCAACAATCTGATTTACAAAGAGTTGGGGGTAGCGGCTCTTAATGAGTTCTCTACCCAAGTTCCAACAGAAGTTAGCATTGCTAATTTTCTGTTTGAGCTTCGTGAGATCAAAAGCTTAGTGCCTAAGATCACACGCTCTCTGAGTAAGACGGCTGCAGGCGGAGTTCTGAATTTCGAATTTGGGTGGAAACCACTCTTATCCGATCTTCGGAAACTGTACTATCTTACCGACTCTGTTAACAAGAGACTTCGTTTCTTGCGTAGCAGTCACGGTAAGCCAGTACGATTAGGTTACCAAAGGTTAGTAGAAGATACTAATCCTTTGGAGACCTATATCCCGCAACAGTATCGCTTTATTTATAAGCGAACGTCACATCGTGGAGTTTTCCACGCTCATGCGGTTTTACTGCATGAACTTGAAGGACTCGATGATGCTATCAGGGTGTTGGGAGCGTTTTCAGCAGCCCTTGGCTTAAACAATCCACTTCAAATTGTATGGAATGCTCTTCCATACTCATTTGTTGTCGATTGGTTCGCCAATATCGGAGGGCTACTCGACAGACTGGCCATCCAGCCCTTCCAAGGAAGGTGGGATGTCCAAAACGTAAACTTCTCTGTTAAAGAGACGATTACGTTTGAGTCTGACGCGCACTTCTATCCAACGACCGGGTTTAATGCCCGAATTCGTTGTGGTGGAGGTACGGCTTCGCTCTATGTACGACAGCGGGGATTGCCAGTGGATGCATTAGATCTTTTCGATCTGTTGCATTCACTCAGCACGAAGCAGCAGGGGCTACTCTGGGCTCTGCTAATAGCAGGCCTAAAGTAGCTGCATTGAAGGAGCGACCGGCGATTAAGAATCGCTTGCTGTCGACCTCCAAGTAACAGAGGGAGTCTTCCCATGCTGTCTGAAAGTCAAGTGCTCGACTCTGTGTCGGGTGCTGATGTCACCTACAAGCTCATCAAGAGCTCGTCGGATGGCACCACACGTATCGACGTCGCGACCAATGCCACTGCGCCTGCTTTGATGACAATCAAGCATAGCGTATCTGGCAGAGGCGCTGACGCAATCGACCGTCACCTGGTTCAGTTCTCGCGAACTGTCCTGGAGACATCGGGTGCGCAGAGGACCGCTACCGTCAACTTTACAGTTGCGGTTCCGCGGTCTAGCGTGATCACATCCACGATTGTGAAAGACCTGATTTGTAATCTGGCCGATCTAATCACGGATGGTGTAATCGCCTCGATGGCGACTACGAACACGCTCGATGCACTGCTCCGAGGCGAATCGTAAGATTCGACTACTGAGCCGTGTGACTGCAGCATGGAAGGCGCTTGGAAAGGCTCCAATTGGACCCTTCGAAGAGCCAAGTTGAGATTACTCTCAACCTCTGTGTGCAGCTGGTTCGTGACGATCCACTCGGCACGGCTCAGTGCAAACATACCTTAAAGGATATCGAGACTATCAAGTCTCGTACCTCCTCTGAGGGACTTTCCTTCTTGACCAAGACCCTCCCCAAGTTGGGAAAGGCGCTTGATCAAGCTCTGGTTAGTCAACGACTCTCAGTTCCTCGTGAGTTTAAACGCTCACATGAGAACCGTAGTATACCTGCCATGTTGCAGGCGTACTTCAGTCGTGTGTTTGACTGTAGCGGTGCTGTCAGGGAGGACGCTTGCGTGGATGCCATAAGGCATCTACGGCAAGTGCTCTTCTTTGCGTACAAATTGGAACTTCCCTATTCTGAAGAAGATAAAGATGCAGTAATTGCTTCTTTTATCCAAACAGATAAGGAACTTCCGCTCTGTTTTGACGATGCAGATCCCATTTTGGGTCTCTGCGAACGTATTACAGAGAGTATCTTTGGACAGTTCTGTCCAAAAGATATTGTACCAAAGCATGGCCCTGGCGCGGTGGCAACTGGTGAAAAATTGGACGAAAAGTGGGCCTTTGCCCGTCTTTACGACGATATTCATCAGTTTTATCCCTATTACGATTACTTCGTAGTAGGGTCCTCTCGCGAACTCGCCGATCGTTTGGATTGGTACAAGTCTTTGCATCGCCTGGAATATGGCACTGCAAAGGTTGTCCTCGTCTCAAAAGATTCGCGCGGTCCGCGGCTAATCTCTGCTGAACCCCTGGAATACCAGTGGATCCAGCAGGGCCTCGGCCGGAAGATGGTAGATCACCTCGAGCGCCATAGGCTAACTCGTGGATCTATTAGATTCACCAACCAAGAGGTTAATCGCAGGCTTGCTCTTACTGCTTCAAGCAGTAGAGAGTATGCCACGCTTGACCTCGAGGCGGCGTCGGACAGAGTTTCCCTTGCGCTGGTTAGAAGGATCTTTAAAAAAGTTCCTAATCTACTCAGTGCTCTGGAGGCTTCTCGCACGAGAGCAACACTTCTCCCTAATGGAGAGGTTATGGAGCTCCAGAAGTTTGCTCCGATGGGTTCAGCATTGTGCTTTCCCGT